GTTCGTCTTTTGCAATTGCATAAACGGTTCTGAAATCTGTTGTAGAATATCCAAGTGATTTTGCAATAGCTGGATCTCCGGTCCATTTCTTTCCATTTTCATCTGTGTATGTGAAACCTGATTTACGCATTTCCTCAACTCGACCAAGAAAGTCTCTACCACTTTGATAAGGGTCTTTTCCAGAACCCCAAGGATATCGACCTGAACGACGGCGTATCCCATAATGTTCAAGGAAATCTTTACCAGACATTGAGGATGACCCGATATACGACTCAATTTCTTCTGCTACTGGATTCATGGTTAACCCTCCTCAACTGCTTGATTAATAAGTTTATCTAAATGAATAATTCTATCCATGATTGGAACAATGTCGGATGCTGTTGGTTTAAGAACATCAATGTCATCATTTTGATAGATTCGCAATTCCATCTCAATATCGCCTGGGCGAATCTTATATTCAAGACAGAACAATGCTGCATATACAAGAACCTGTTCCTCATGAACTGGTCCTGTACCGGTTTTCAAATCATGGATTCTCAGAACATTATCTCTGAAACAGATAGAATCTGCAGTTCCCCAAAAGTTTGGAGAATAATATAAAACAACCTCTGTATCCATTCGAAAACCAATTGCATCATTTACATATGAATACAAAGTCTTCTTGGATCGAGGCTGTTTAATTTTCATATCAATTGTTTCTTTAGCCCATGCATGAAGTCTGGTTCCTCTTTCAGATGCTTTCTTGGCAATCAAATATTTAATTGCTTTGTCGTCATCGTATCTCAGCCACGCTGGTTGAGACGGGCTGAACGGAGCATGTCCGCTAAGATTTGAATGCTTTATAAAGTTCATTTAAAACTTCCTCCTCGTTTTCAGGGAAAATGAAGCGCGAAAAAGACATCTCGTTTAATTTGGCTACATAGTAATCTTGGTTCGGGCGATGCGGTGCTTCTGCATCTTTTTTAACTTCAAGGATAGCCCATTTGTTTTTATACAAAATAAGCAAATCAGGAATGCCTTGGATATCACTCGAATCTAGTTTGGTTACCAAGCAGCCAGGAAACATGCTTTTCAATCTCTTCTTCAGTCCTGCCTGATAT